CGATTTTGAAAATTTCAAATACGAGGATCCGCTTTATGGGCTCGACTCCTGTACAGGAAAACAAATCCTGCAATGGAGTATCGAGGAACTCCTCCAGAATCATATTCTGGAGGGGGGTCTCTACCGGGAATCCGGTAGACCCTTAAAGCTGGGATCGGTGAGGCCCTCAATCAGGGCCTCGGCGATTGGCGAACCCGGGGGAAAAGCCCGGGTGGTCACGGTTGGCGAAGACTCGTTGACAACGGTTCTTCAGCCGTTTGCGCACCACCTATTAGGTATGCTCAAACTCCACCCCTCTGTCACCGCAGGTTTGACCCGCGGATGGCAGGGGTATGAGTGGGTGAAAGGCCTGCGGAACGCAGGCCCCGTCACAGGTGAGACCACCTACTTGTTAAGTAGTGATCTCACTACGGCTACAGATTTCTGTACCCATGAGTATTCTCTGGAGATGCTCCAGGGATTCCTCGAAGGTATTGGGGAAGATTCAAACCCCTACCTCCAGGTCTGCGCCGAGCTGCTTTGCTCGGGGCGGACCTATGAGTCCGATGTCGATGATTACCTCGACACCGTGACAACCTCTGGGGTCCTAATGGGAGACCCAGGGGCAAAGGCAGTACTCACCCTGCACAATATTTGTGCGGAGTGGGAGGCCTTTCTCCGACATTCTTTCCGAATGTTGGAGGCGACAGACCAGGCATTTTATGCCCGCCTGTCCCGGTCGCGAGGTGGACCAGCGAATCGCTGGAGACACTTCGCCTGCTCTGGTGACGATCATATCGGCCAGGGACCGGAAAAGTACCTTCGTCGAATTTCGACGAACCACGAGTTAAACGGAATGTCCGTGTCGTGGCCGCAGAACTTCATAAGTTCTCGAGGTGCGTTCTACTGTGAGGAGATGATCCTCACGGCAGGATTGAGTACGTCTCAAATTTATGGGGAGGTAAAACCTCTCCATGAACGTGACTACTTGAGCCACCCTCACATCGATGCGATGAAGGTGAGACTGCTCTCCCCCTGTGCTAAGGAGCACGAGGGGAAAGACGAGCCAAACCCTGCCATTGGCAAGGCTCGCCAGGTGCAAGGCATGCTGGCGTGGCTCGGAGGCGGTTTCGAGGCCATGGTTCCCATGGTCTCGGCCAGGTTCGAGCAGAGAATGAAATCATTCCTGCCGGCCAGTTTGGGCCTCCGATACCTCCCAGTTTTACTTGGAGGTATCGGGGCGCCTGCGTTCCATCGAAGCGATGCAGAACTCAGGGGCGTATTCCGGGCAATTCCCGGAATACACCGCGACTCCATTGTGCGATGCCTAAAAGGCACCGCATCGTTTCTAGAGCGGCAATCGTTGGCGACTTTCGCCACGAATGCACGCGCGAGGGGTCTGGCAACCGACCTGGTCAAGGACCAGGTCAAGCAGATCCTGTCAAACTGCGAGTTAACACTCGGAGTGGACGATTCGGGGCTCCAGCTTTTGGCTGGAATCCCGGATGCGGATTGGGCGCATATGCGCTTCTCCGACAAGAGGGATGTCGCAAAGCGACATTCTCTCTTGACGATCGATGATGCTTTGAACAACATCGATCGACCCTACCTGTTTCGGAACATGCTTGCTCCAGAGGTGTCTCTGAAGCACGGTGAAAATCCGTACAGGGACAAGGCGTATGACGCCCGCCCCTGGCAGGTTAGGGAAGAGGTTCTCTATAAAAATCTCATAGAGAACTCTACCGAATCTCCTCCGGTTGCTGAGGTAGATTCTGGGCCACTCGCAGCCACTTTGGCGGCGAGTGTTCTAGTCCACGGTCGTGGGCTAGAGGTCCCGAAGCAAATTATATTTGTTCCGGAATCGGTGGTAGTGTCAGATTCACTCTGTACGCTACGCGTTCCCCTGTAATACAGGGGTC